AGCCACCCTGTGAGCCGTCTCGACCGTCTTGCGGCTCAGACGCTGCACAATGTCCTCAGTGCGACTACGCATGATTGCAAGGGCCTCTGTGCCCCCTACAGTGTCATCCCTGAGCAAGGGACCATCCCCAAGCCTGAACGGCAGCACGATCTGATCCCCGGCAGCTACAGCCTGAGAAGCGATCTCACTACGCACAGTCATCTGACCCTTCTGGTAAAGCTCAAACAGGAGAGGTCGGATATGGTTCTCCATCCTCTTCTCGTCCATGCTTCCCAGATCAGTCATCATGATCTCACTGAATCTGCCAGACGCCAATGCACGTTCAACGCCAGTGCGAAGCGTTTCGGTCCACTCGTCCCTCACGACCATGACACGGTGCATTATTCTGTCACGGGACGAATCAAGCGTATATTCGATGTCTGTGAGGGCTACGTGGCTCTCTATGTCCGTAGGCTCCCTCCATAGCTCGGAGGCTGCTACGCGCCCTGCTGGGGGCGCTGCGACGACCGGGGCCGGTTCCTTCTTCTTACGCTCAGAAGCCTTATCAGCCTGACGCTCACTGCGCTCCTCTGCTCTGTCCTCCTTGGCGATCTCAGCCTCTTCCTCCTCATCTGGAGTGCGACCGGAAACGCCTCGACGCTCCTGATCCTCACGGAAGGCATCGTTATCCTTGAGAGGCAGATTGAGCAGACCACGAAGACGATTTTCCAATTCAAGATCTGGCGTGATGAATGTGTCGCCCATGATACGCAGGGCTGCCAGAAGTTCAGACATGCTGATGGCACCGATGTCTGTAGCCTGAAGCACCGGACGTGGCTGGTTGGGGAAGTTGATATCCATCAACGGCCAGATCACATCACGGTTAATGATCTCCGACATCCAGTTCGTCAATGCCAACAGGGCATCATAGAAGAAGTTGGTGGTCACTTCACCCAAGGCACGGGTGCCTGTCTGCGTCGTGCCGAAGTTGATGAACTGCGCCAGACCGGCTTTGGCGATCTCCTCGTTGTGATGCTGAATGGTGGACATCACATCCAAAGCTGATCCGGTCATCTGGATAATCTCAATGCCCCAACCCTGCGGGGTCACGACATATGACTGAGATCCACCCTTCCAGTTCTTCCCGATCTTCTGTGCTGCAAGGAGGTCGTCAGTATCCCATTCCTCGGGCAATTCGATGTGGGGTACACCGATTGCAAATCTCTCATGGCGAATTGCGTCGATGCGATAGATGTTGTCTTTGATGAACCAATGCTTGTAGGCTCCACGCAGAAGGGACATGCCCTCGTAGTTATTCCCCTCCTGCTGGAAGGAGAAGACGACGATCTTGTCCTTCTGGAGATCTACTTCATTGGGATCAGACTCACCCCTGACTCTCTTCTTACGATTGCCAGTAGTCTTGGTGCGCTGGGTGACTCGGATAAGATTGTCGCTCTCGTCAGTCCACCACTTGTAGAGTGTGCTTGCCAGACGAGGAGATAGCTTGGCGATGTGCCATTGTCCATCCTCGATGACGTAGACTTTCTCAAACCACGAGAATCCAGCCCACAGGCAGGACATGGCATGGCGCAGGAACGCTTGGAAGTCTACCCGAATGAAGAGATTGTCCTGAACGAATGCGATATGCTCATCGGTGATCTTGGCAGCTTCCTCTTCGTTGTCCTTGGGACGCTGAATCACCCAATCGGCAGCTAGCACGGGAAGCTGCACAGCATACAGCAGAGCTTGCACCTGTGCGTCTGTACGACGCATCTTGTCGTAGGTCTCGACGCCCTTCTTGCCTGACAGGTCATTGTTGAATTCGTCGTTATCGATCAGGCCACCGAAAAACGAGACACCTCCAGAACCCATCTCGCGAAGGAGAGTAGAACTCTGGCTTTTCTTCAGCTTCGTGGAATCGTCCTCCAGAACGACGTGTCCATTCCCGTTCGCGTTATCGACTTTTTCAGTTACAGCATTCATTACTCATCTCCAGTAGAGGGATGCCGGTCTCCTCGATAAAGGTCCACCCAACGTAACCTTCAGGAGTCATCTGGCAGCATGGAACCAAACCGTCACCACTGAGGGCAACACGACATCCCCCCATTAAAATTCTGCGGTTGCAAGGTCAGTAGCATATCCAGTATGAGTTGCAAGGGCATTCGCTCTGAGGATTTCACTTTGCATTCCGATGTTCATGGTCTGTGCCCATGACGTAAACGCCATGCATTCTGCACGATCTGGGGATCGTTCGCCTCGTTCTAACATCTTCGCCTTGGACTCTGCAACCAACCTTCCATCCGACCGATAATCGTACTTACGGGCCGCCAGTTGATGTATGAGCCGCTTGTCGTTTGGTATCGAGATGCCGATACCCGGTGCTTCATCTTCAATTTCGTGCGTTTCTCTGAAGCGTAATCTAAGATTCCAGAGCATCTCTGTGCCCAGATTGTAGAACTGTTCGTCGTCCTTCGGTTTGTTGCCAGCATTGATAGGCACCACGTTCTTGATTTTGAGTTCACGCAATCGATCAGTAACTCCACCACCAAGTCCAGCATCATCAATACAGACTCTTTTTACACCCCGACAAAGTTCTCTTGTTCTGCCAGCCGTCACCATCAGGTTCTTGCCAGTATAGTGGTCTACGAGGTCAAACCTACCTCCCCTGAATTCTCCAAAGCATGTCTCATCGTTTCCAAATCGTGCGATGTCCACGCCACCTCCGGTGTTGCCTCCCTCGTAAACATCCCTTTCCACTGCGCTGAGAACCCACGACAATGGAATGATCGTGTCCTCGGCTTCATCAGGAAACTCGCCCTCCACCATCGAGATGAACAGGGGGGATTCCTCGCCAAGATCTGTCGCGTCATCATGCACCATCTCCAGACCAATTCTGGAGGATTCATAGGCCGACATCTCAAACACAGTCCAACGGTGTGCTTGTTCGCCTCTACAGAGATCGTAGAAAGGTCCAGTGGGAGACCCCGGTGAACTGAGACAGATCCACCAAAACTTCCCACCGGGGTTACCACGGAGAATACGACGCACAGCGTTAAAGATCTCGGGCTTAATAGCTTTAGCTTCATCCATAAGTACCATAACATAGTCACCGTGGACTCCTTCGAAGGTGGCTTCCTCCGTGGCCGCACGACCGAATGCTGCCCAGTCTGCTCCTAGGTCGATATGAGTCTTGCCCATTCGATCCAGACTTGCGGCGATAGGCTTCTTAGCTCTTCCAGCCCAGACGGAGATTTCACGCCACAATTGCTCTCGCAACTGTGACCACGTACCTGCTGTGGTGACGACTCGTCCACCGGGGTAGTTGTCCATGAACCAGTGAACCATGAGCGCAGCAGTCGCCGTTTTAGCAATGCCGTTTGCCCACTTAAATGCATAGAAGCCGGGATCAGCCATTATATCCAGAGCTTCTGCCTGATAGGATCTACGAGAATCCAGAACGAAATCACCACGCGCCATCTTCTGACGGCACCAGTGATGCATCCCACTAGGAACCTCTGCCAGCCAATCCTCCAGAACTTTCTTGCCCCGATACGGAGCTAGCTCAATATCGAGATGGTCCGTAGCCCACTTCGCAGGGTGTTTACGATAGTACAGCATCCTTCTGGCGCGTTCGGACTGCAATGGCTTNTTCTTGCTCATGCTTTCACCAAGTCTTGTGCTACATCCATGACATCTCTCAGCGCCTTACGAGCTTCCTTGGAGTAGGTGCCAAATTCATCCATAGGATTCTGGCGCAAGAATAATCTCATCCTATCTAATCGCTTTCTGTAGCGGATAAATGCCATGACATCCCTTTGTCTGGCGTCAACCCTGCCTTCCATGCGTTTTTTGCTCTGCTCCTGCAACTGCTTATGGGCCACTGCGACTTTCGTTTCTCCAGTCTCCATGGACTGAATCAACTGCTCGTCACCTGACTCCATGATCTTCTGTATACGCCAGTAATTCGTGTATGACGTAACATTCTTCAGTTCGCCAGCTATCTGAGAGGTGGTCGGGGTTTCACCTTCGTTAATCTTGATGTTCTCCAGCGCCTTCCCTGCTTTGTAGATCATCCCCGGCGTCAGGTGACGCCTGAGAAGATTGTCCAACAATAGGTGCCGAATGACGGCAGCTTCACCGTCCAGTTTTACTACTTTAACCTCTACATACTCTACGTTCAATTCCTTCAACGCCCGTAGACGTTGTGAGCCACATATGACTCGACCCTCTGGGTCCAGTTCTAGAGGGTGATTGACTCCTCGTTCGTCTATGTCCTGCTTCAGTTCTTGAAACTCATCATCTCCCATCGGGCCGAAGATGGCATCTGAAAGAGGATGAGCCTGAAGATGGCTGACTATGCGGGTTTCAGTCTTCGATTCGGTCTTCATCCTACATACGCCAAGGCATCTTCCTTCAACTGCTCTCTAGGACATTGCCAGTCTTCTGCAAGCTGGCCCAAGGATGCCCCTTCAGACAGTTCCTTCAGTAAGGTGCGAATATGAGCCGGTGGAGTTTCTTGGGGTAGTTCAGGAGGGTCCACGATGATCGTGGATGGTTTAACATCGATGTATTCTGGACCGTCGTGAAGACGCTCCCATGAGTCTGCTGCCGCAATGCCGTGAGCGAAAGCGACCTCTTCGTGAGTGGGGTTTCTGCCAAGATCCCGACGCAAGATCTCTACATCCTTGAGAACCTTGCGCTCCTTTTTGGTTTCCCACTCTGGCTTCGTGACTGTCCCTTCGCGAGTCCTCGTGAACTGGACGATGGCACGTCGCACTGATATCTTGGCATAGGCACCGAACCGATAGGTTCGATCTTCAATCTGGTAGGTCTCAACGGCTTCGCAAAGAGCTACGTGGCCCTCTCCTTGAAGTTCTTCAAACTGGATCTGACCACCACCGTTGACATACTGTCTTGCTGTAGATCCGACAATCGGCTTATGGGACATGATCATCTGGTCTCTGGCAGTGCCATTGCCGAGAGCGATCAGAGTCCAGAGAGTTGTTTCAGCCGAAGGATTCATACCCACCTGAGTCTGCGCTGCCATCCTACCCTCACTGGGGTTAAGGGCAGGATGGCTACACAAAGGAGAATGGCGAAGTCGCCTATGATCTACTTGAGGACTCGATTGCCTTCAGACGCGGGGCCGATCCTGCTGGTGATCTTGTCAAATCGAGCAGAATCAACGCCCATGGCTGCGGCCCTCTTCTTCCCCATACCCAAGAGATTCTGAGCAGCATTCTTGATGCCAGTCTTCTCTCCTGAGATGGAGACCTGTCCATTACCCATGACCATTCTCCTTGCAAGGATGGGGCCTGAGAATTATTCCCGTGAGAGTAGGCCCCTACTTCCCCCCACGGAGTCGTGACTGCATTCTACTCCCGATCCAGACGTATCGAGTGCCCGTATCAGGCAGAGAAGGCTCAATAAACTCCTGATGCCTATCTCCACCATAGAACACTACAACCTCTGGTGTCAAGCTCTCTATTGCTTTCTGGTAGCCTTGGATGGACATGCCCCGGCGGCGAACCTGTTCTTCTTCGTCACCCTTGCCCCAAGCCATTGTCCTGCACTGAGTATAGACAACTGGAGCGTTTTTGGGTATCCCAGCGAAACAGAAGTCGTGAGACGAGGTATCGATGAAAGTCAAATTGGGGGCTACTTTGAGTCCAGCTTCCTGAAAGAATCGGGCACACCAGAAGGCTTTATACATCTGGTGAATCTGCAAACACCGGGGCTGTCCCTCCCAGATTGAGAAGTCAGGCATGATCACTGTGCCCCACTTGTTCAGCCGTAAACGAGTGACAGCATCTACAGGATCATTCCAGATCGATTCGAATTTGAAGTCGTCATCGTAGAAGCCGATGATCCCTCCTTCGCCCATACCGACATCCCAGTGCGATCCCTTGATTCCATGCCATGTGAAGAAGGTCTCATCCAGAGGTGTCTCTACTCCACCCTGCTCGTTCCAAACGTATTCAGCAACACCACTCGCCATCATGCTCACATCCAACGGCGGAATCTCCAAGTAATTGTCAGAAGGAAAAGTCACGTTGGGATTCAGGCTGTAGACGCCAGTGAGTTCCTCGCGAGGCATGTTGACCACGTCGGCAACCTTGGTGATGTCCTCTTCCTGTTCTGCAACAGAAGGAGTCTCAGGTTGCTGGTAACCAAGCTCTGGAAGAGCCTTGAGGATTTCAGAATCATCGAATCCGGTGTGCACCAGATCCTCGCCCATCTTGTGGATGGCTTTCATCTCGTGGTTTAGGATGCGCTGATCCCATGTGGCCTCTTCGGCGATCCTGTTGTCGAAGATGATGAACTGGCGACGTTGCCGTTCAGTAAGGTGGGTGACCTTGATGGTGGGGATTTCCTTCATAGCCATCTGCTGTGCTGCCAACACTCGGCCATGACCGGCGACGATAGAATCGTCTTCATTGATGATCACTGGCACCAGAAAACCGATCTCATTGATCATGCCGACCAACTTGTCGATCTGGCTTTGGGGGTGCTTACGCGCATTACGCACGTAAGGCTTCAGATCATCAGGCACACGATATTCAATGTGCAGTCTAATTTCTGGAGTATTGAGGTTATCAACAGTGCCAGATATGTCAGTCATCTATGTTCTCCCGTTTGGCAAACCACAATCCTCTACGACCATTAACCCATCCAGTTGTAGTCTCATCTTTCCATCCAAGCTTGATAGGAAAGGGATGGTTGTCGTACGTGCCCTGTCGATACATCTCTGACGTAAATCCTCCATCACCAAAGGTTTGTTCGATCCAGCCTATTGAAGGACGACATCCTGTAGCGGTCTGATCCCCTTGCTCACCATCGAAGGCATGGTCATTCCCTTCATCAGAAAAAAACTTTGTGGGAGCAACTTCTGGCAATGTATGAATGCCAGTTCCTCCTATAGTCAGTTCACTATCCAGAACCAAGTGATCACAGGAATCACATGCTTTCCGTATGCTGAACTCAGGATTTTCCAGATGATACAGAACTCCAAGGTGAAGAATGATATCAAAGTGACCCTCAAAAGGCCACTCTGTATTCAGATCAACTCTATGAACTTCTATTTCTTCATTTCTACGCTTGACCTCTTCTAAGAACTCTGGTCGTACATCGCTACATACAACCTCACATCCCAGAAGATAGAAAAAATTACCAATTGTNCCATCNCCACATCCGACTTCCAGCATTCTNTTGCCGTAAAAAAACTCTCTACCATAATGATCCAGCATGGCATTNATCCTAGCCCTACGCCACGAAGGATAGTACAGACCGGGACATCTCATGGGTGAATACTTCCTTTCCTTGGGGCCACTACGCCGAAACGGGCTTATGTAAATTGCGTCAACAATATCCTGTTTAAGAACAGGCCCGACATTTGGCATATGCCTGTATTTAGACATTAGGTTTTACCTATATTCAGACATTTCCCGACAGTCTTGACATAGGCACCTGATAAAAGCCCTGAATCTTCCAGAGCAATTGCATGTCCTGCATCTCTCCGTCCTCCAGATTCTGCCATCGATCAACTTCCACAG